AATTCCAGCAACAGTTAATAAAGACCCAAATGCCACACCAGCTATTTTCAATCCTTCGGCAATCGCATTCCAATCTTTACCTGCATACTTTTCTAAATTATCTGCTAGATAACCAACCAAATACACCAATTCAAACATTATAGCTCCTGCTATTGCCATTCCCATTTTTCCTATAACTTTTACACCCACAGCAATAACACCAAACATAGCAAAGAACGCTCCAAATGCCACGCCAGCTATTTTTAATCCTTCTTTAATTGCTTCCCAAGGCTTATTAGCATACTTTTGTAAATTATCTGCCAAATATCCAACCAAAAATACCAAAGCTCCCATTGCTAAAGTTGCTACGAAAACTTCTCCTTTCTTAATGAATCCCATCAAAAACATCAATCCTATCATTACCCCAACAATTAAACCAAATTTACCCAATCCATCTAAAATAGTTTCCCATTTAATGGTTCCCAAGTATTGAAGTAATGGAATGATTAAAAATCCAACCATTAATGTCAAAGCCAATAAACCACCTGTGGCAACTATTACATCACTCTTCTTTATGAAACGCATTAATGCCATTAGTCCAATACAAACACCAACTATTAATACAAATTTACCCAAACCTTCTAATATAGTTTCGAATTTTATTTCAGTAAGTCGCATCATTGTGGGTATTATTAAAAACGCCACAGTTGCTGCCAATATAGCAAATCCAATAGCTGCATTTTTAATTTTACTTCCTGCTAAAGAAACCATTAAAAATATACCAACCATTAAAGCAACAATTCCTAATACTTTTAATGTCTGCACCAAGTCAACTTTACCAGAATTTGCTAATGCATTTATTATTAAGAAAAATCCAGTACCCAATATTGCCAATCCCGCAATATTTTTGAATTTGTCCATCAACCCGCCACTTTCTTCTTTCTTTTTCTTATCTTTTGGTACTGATTGCAGTCCAATAAGAGTTCTCATGCTAGAGAGCATTTCTTCTTGATACTCTTGGGTATTAAACGAATAATGCAAAAGATCTCCTGCGAAATCAAACCATCGCATTTCTCTAAGTAAATAATTAACAGAATCTTTAGTAGATTTCTTAGTAAATCCACCTGCTGCTCCTCCCATTCCAAAAACATCCTTGAATATCTTGGCGGTTTTCTTTGCCTTCTCTTCGTTAAATCCCAGCCCTAATACTTTTTTGTATATTTGAGCAGACGCATCTGCTTGTATTTTAGCAGTTATTTTTAACTTTTCTGCTTCTTGTTTGTCTACCTTAGCTTTTACTTTTGTTCTCCCAGTGGGATCTCTTACAGTAGAATACGTAAATCCACCGCTCGCAATGTTTTTTAATTGCGTGACAACACTATCTAATTTAGCTTCTAAGGCAGCACTCACTCATAATATTTAATGTCAAGTTATTCTTTTGAGAATAAACGTGCATCAATAGGAAGTGACTCGCCATCAACTGTGATGTAACTCATTTCTTCTTTCCTAAAGGTTTGAATATAATCTAAAATCTCGTTATTAATAGTTGCTGGAAGGTTTTCCACAATAGTCAAACGATCTTTAATAGGAAATTCTTTCATGTTGATTTCATCAGCACCAACTGTGATCTTAGAAACAAACTTCAAAATCTCATAAACGAACAAAGAACCCACAGTTTCACTGAGATCTTCATCTTTTGCCTTCTTTAATTTTTCTAACTGAAAATTATTGATCTTTATATCTTCTTCTAATGACAAAACACTCAATTCTAAAGAAATTTTATGTTCTTCAAAAGTTAATTCTTTATTCTTAATGTTAGAAAACTTCAGAGGAGTCTGTAAAAGACCTTCTAAATTAAAAAATATATTTTTATTTTCAGTTTTTAATTCAAAAGTAGAACCAAATGCCTTGCTACGTAGAGCTAAAACAATTGGAATCTTATCTACTACTAGAAAATCATACTTTTCTATAGAGTTATCAATGATAATTTGATTAATAACGTTACTAATTACAATCCCACCTAGTACTCCATCCATTCCACTCTTGATCAAATCCTTCTGCTGCTTTACAGAAATTGTCTTAAACTTCATATTCATGTTCAAAGAAGGAACATAAACACTAATTAAATCAGATTCATTGATTTCTTTTAACTTTGAAAGAATACTAGTTACGCTCATGACTATATTTTATCACTTTTTTCTAGATTTACAACTAAAATCTAGGAACTTTTGGCATGGATGGCATAGAACCACTGGATTTTTGTGCATCTTCTTGGCGTTTCATGTCTTGGTTGTAGAACTGAATGAAAATTTTACATTCAGCCGGTGACATTTTCATGAAATTATCACTGGATACATTCAATTTAGACATCATGTTGAACTGTAATTCATAAAATCCCATCAAATCATTACCAAATGTATTCTTCAAAAACATAAATAACGTCTTATCAAAGAACCGTAACGGTACACTTTCCAAGCCTATGCGTTCATTTCCTTTAATGATGTCAACTGTCTCGGAAATTTCTTGACAATCTTCTATAAAATAGAGAATATCTTGTGCAAAGTTTGCTGGTAAATTATTAATTATAACGTCTTTTTCTTCTTCTGTCAACAAATAAAAATCAATTACTTCTTCGTCTATTTTTATTTTGTTAATTATTTCTTTGTAAATTTTATCAATATTTTCCGCATCGAATGATTTTGGTATTGACAAGCACAAATTTATGTTGCTATAATTTATATACTTTATTAATTCTATATTATTAATATTTTTAATTAAATTATCTCTTATAGAAGATATAGATAAATCTATGTTAATATTTTCTTTATTTATTAATTGTAATTTATCTCCAAGTAATATAGATCTTAAATCTAATAGTATTAAAAATTTTTCTATAACTGATAATTTACTTAATAAGTTTTTATTTATAATTTTATCTAATAATATATTATCAAAGTAATTTACTAAACCTTCGTCGTCATTATTTGTTATGAATTTTAATATATCTAAATAATTATGATTATTTAAATTTAAGTATCTTATTTCTTCGTTTAATATAGGAAGAAATATTTTAGAAGAAAACTGCATATAAACATTTATCGTGTGGAATAACTTGGATCAAGTTGATATGTATAATTTTCAAATGCCCAAGTCACTGTGGTAACTGGTGCTTCGGACGGTTCTGCATCATATTTCAACGACTTATCAGAAGTTTCAATAGGAACACATCCTTTGAAAAAATGTTGTTTTCTTATGGGCTTTAAATTGCGTTCGTCTTTTTGTCTACTCATTTCTTGAATAGTAATTGTGCATTTAATCGAATCGCTGGTTCCTGTATTAATTAATCCTTTATAACTAGCAGCAATTACCCAAGGCTTAATCAAACCGTCCACGAAATCTAAATTAGTATCAAGAAAATCTATTGTTAATGCTCTTTCTGCCATCGAATACCTGTCTCCACCCACAAACCCCTTCAAATAGCCTCCCATCGTGTCTATACCGGCACCGTTGACCGAAAAAGATTCTTTAGGAATTTTCACAGACTGTGCAAAATATAAACCCAATCCGTCTAGCTTAGGCTGAACATTTTCGTCTAATAAACGATCTTGTATAGATGCTGGAATATAAAATCTATCAGCATCTACTTGTGTGTATTTCTTTATAATACCGAACAATGTTCTGGCACCACTTCTATCGTAATCATCAGGAACAATAGCCAATGCCCATTGAGTAGTTAAAGGAATATTGTAATTCCAATAACTACCCATCAAATCTAGGAAATTTTTTACTAAGCTATTAGTAGTTACTACTGCCATCTCTACCTATTTAGAGCAGGAACAATGTTATTTGATAAAGAAGTACGATCAAAGAAATGATAAGCAACGCCAAGTGTGAATGATTTAACAGCTCCTACACCTTCTGCAATTTCATAGGAAACTTCACCAACACTGCGAATAGAACAACCAATTAAACGATATTGATAAATTGCATCTAAATTCTTATTTAATTGCAATAAAGTAATAATGGAATTTGCATTTGCAATAGATCCACCGTTTTGTCCGCTGCCAGCAACACCAAATACGTTACCAAATGTTCTGGTTGATTCATTCATCAATAATTCACGAATTGATGAAGTTTCTGGACAATACATTTCAATTTCATAGTTTTCAGAACCGGGAAATTCATGTGCTCCGGGAATGTTAAATGTCTGACCTGCGTATTTTACAGTTTGATTACTGATATTACGTGCTGGAAGTTTTCCAGTTTTTGCATATAAAAGATCTTCTGGTCTTAAAACTGCACCTTGGTCAAAAACAATAGATTCTACACGAAATAAGAAATCACGGGCAAAATCATTTACTACTGCCCTTGTGAAAAATGAATTAATCGTCTGATTTGGAACGTCCATATCATTATTTATTATTTCATGATGATTTTATTCATATCTACAAACAAAAAATGCGGAAGAATTAACTTCCGCATTTTTTTAAAAAACTATTTTAATTTATTTTTTTATTGACCAACTAATTCACTGAAATTAGCTCCAGTTGAGGTAGCATAGAAGTTCACCAAAATGAACTCTGCTGAACGTACTGGTTTCAAATAAATATCCACAACTAGTTCATTTTGATCAATAACCTCTGGTGTGTTATTAACAGAACTACAAATGATCATGTAATCATATAGTCCTTGAGTATTCTTAGCTCTTTCAAAAATTGGATTTAATACTGCTATTACACGATTTCTTGTGAAAAGTGTATTTGGTTCAAATACAAAGTATTTAACAGTACGCTTAGTCGCCTTTTCAAGGTACAAGAATAAACGACGAACATTGATTCGGTCAAATGCACTTGGTTGACGTAAAAGTGTTTTCTGGCCGAAAATATTGAATCCATCATTAGGGAAAAAGGCCACTGGATTTACACTTACTTTATACAACATATCACGTTCCTTCTGTTTTGGTGTGATAGCAAGTGCCAAAGCATTAGTAACTTTACCACGAATAAATCCAGCAGGAGCATACCAAGGCTCGAAATTCTGGTCTACAGTTGCCATATCAGCAGCAGCAAATGGAGAGAACGGAACCCAGATGTTCATACCAGCAAACATATCATTAATTTTTACCCAGTTACCGTATGTAGTGGCATAACTTGTGTTAGCAGTACCAAACAAATGACGAAGTGGATTATAGATATATTGTGAGAATGATCTGGTGGTATCAGACATTACCAAGCTATTTGCACCAGTAACGAAAATTTGACGAAGTGGATCTGCAATGAATAAACAATCTTTTCTTAGATTTTCGCAGAAGTTTGCAAAAAGTTGGAAAATAGTGCTATAGTTATCACGTACATTATGACGATCATCAGTGGGTGGTACTAGATCGTTTTTAGTCATTGCGCTTAATCCTTCGATTAGTCCTTGTGAAATTTGAGTATCATCAAAATAATCAGTATGATTCGCACATGCGGTTGCATAGATGGTTCCTAGTCCAGCTTCTACTACTAGATCTAATGGAAAGATTTCGTCGTTTTCTACTTTACGTAGAGTACGATCAATCTTTAATGGAAGTGAACCAATAGCTTTTCCATTTGTAGTGAATGTTGAGAAACATCCAGCGGGGAATAATGCATCAGCATAATCAATATTTGATTCTAATGTAGCAACATCATTAACATGGAAACCGAATTTAGAATAATTACTTTCGAAGGATTCTTTTAATGCTTCTACAGAATTATGCGAAAATACACGTACTTGTTTAGTTGGAATGCCTTCTGCATCTAACCAAGTTCCGCTATTCTTTCCGTTAATGTAACTATTAATAAAAGTTACTACATTGTTAGAAGAATTTACAATGTTTTCAATATAGAAATTACTCGCGGCTCCTCCGTTTTGGTTATTAATTTGACGATAGAAATCAAATGAACCATTACGTGATTCTTCAAATGCAAAATCTAATTTAATTGCATCTGGATTATAAGGACTTGTACGAAGTTTAAATAATCCAAAAGAAACAGTATCATCAAACTTATCACTTGACATATCTGGAAATGTATCAGATACTTTTTCTAAAATTTCTGAAAGGCTTCGTGAATTACGATTGTTACCAGAATCAGTAGTTGCTGATAATGGGAATGCCAACTTAGAAGTTGGAACTTCTACATAACCACTTCCTACTACTAATCCACCAGATGCACTACTACCAGTGGTATAAATTTTACGAATAGAAGTATGATCTGTATTAGCTAGTAGATTTGTATTATCTGCAATACCCACATAATGCCCTTCAAAACGATTATTAATAGTAGATTGAATTTTATTAACAATAATAAGTCCAGCTTTGCCGAAATCTGCTACACTATTGATAAAATTAACATCATCAGAACTAGAAGACCAAGTTGAATTTGTATTAGTAAATCCAGATCCATCAATAACTGATTGATATTGTGCTAAATTAAGATCGAAAAACTTAGGAGCACCAAGAACAAAGGTGCAGTTTGATTTAGTAAGATCATTAGATACCACGGTATCATTAGAAGTAACAAAGAAAGCAGTAAGAGCTTGAGATTCTAATGCAACAGCACTGTTAGAAGGAACTGTTATATTTGCATTATAATAATTAGTTAACCCAGTAACAAAAGAAGCACCTTCTGCTGCGGTATATTTTTCATAACCGGGAATACCATTAGCAGTTAACGAGTCAAACTGAGCTGATAAAGTAGTACTTGCTAAAATTTCAGTAACTACTGTATTTAATTTCAAATACGTATTACTAATTGGCTTTGTATTACGGGTTACTTGAACTCCGGTAAGTTCTGATACAGTAACTACGGGATAAACTAATGCTCCATAACGTGAACCATATCCTTCACCTCCATCTTCTCCATAAGGCATACGACTTACGAACAAATTACCATTAGAACTATTTAAAATCTGACGAGCACCATAGTAAAAGTAGCGTTCTGCGGGATTTGTAGGAGTTCCGTATACTTGTTCTAATTCTTGTACAGAAGTAATTTGAAGGACTTCATCACATGGACCTTTTGTAGCAAAACCGGTCATGAAAATGTTTGTTCCTGCTGGTAAAATAGGAGATAACGTGAGATCTTTCTCGAAGATTTCTACTCCGGGAGATTGAATAGTTCTAGCCATAAAGATATTTAGTATTTTTTAAACTAATTTTTTACAATGGCAGTAAAACAGTTTCAATTCTTCGGAATACAAAATCAAAAGTTGTTTCTATCTCTCCCCCGTCTCTGTAATTATAACTAATCTCTCCCAAAGATATGGGAAAAGCTGATTTATATGTCCACTGTATTACATCATTATGATATTCATCTTTTGCTGTGATAATAAAATCAGTAGAGTATTGTCCTAATCCCACATTTTTGAATTCTTCGGGGTGTTCATAGTATCCTCCTCGTTCGGTTCTCAATAATTCTAACCATCTGTGTATTACCCAATAATTTTTAAATTCATTATCAATAGTGAAATTTACACTTACTGGATCATAAGAAGGTTTATTATGTGAAGAAACATACACAGTACTTCCCGCATAACGAACTTCTTCTTGTGGAATGATGTTTCTAGGAACAACTATTCCGTATATAGACATTTGAAGACTTTCTAGATTTAATTTGGAATTTTTTCTATCTTCTTTTGAATTAAGATCTCTAATTGCTTCTGGAAGAAAAATAGTCAATACAAACTTATCTTTCCTTGATTTGTTTAATAATGACTGATCAAATGTATTTCCCATTTACATATTTAGTAATTCAAAGGTTTCCAGCCTCCGTTAATTAAATCGTCCATATCTGTGTTGTCTGAATTCATACCACCAAATATCATGGGCATTGCATCTCCTCCTAAACCAGTTTTTTCGTTTGTGTATATAGATGTGGGATTATTGAAGTATTTTATTCCATAATCCATAGATTTTATTACTCTTGGCTTACCAAATTCGTCTTTATCTATGATATCAAAATACACTGGAGCAATTTCTTCGTGTAAAATCATCAATGCCCATACCAATGACATAACTCTGTCATCATTCGCTCCGTGTTTTGCACTCCAATGACCAGATTTTTGACGTATAAAATCTTTCATTTCTAATACAGTATTGATATCATTAATCTGAACACACTTGGCTGTATTCACCCAGTATCTTTGATTCATGACTCCTGTATATTTCGTGTTTGTGTGTGAAACTAGTCCATGATGCATGGATTTTTTGCTCACAACTTTGTTAATTCCCCAGTTTACGATATTATCATAATTAAAATCACGTTTTAAATTATCAACAACCTGAGCACCACAACCATTACGCTCAATCATTGCCAATGGATCGCCCCAATGTTGTAAGATTTCTCTTAGTTTTGGTGTGAATTCAGAAGGAGATATTTTATTGTTGTGATATATTGCTACTTGTTTTATTCTTGTGGGTTCACTTATATCTAATACTTGTATAACCGTAGCATCTTTTCCAACTCCTTCTGAAATATCCACACCAGCTACGTATATTCTTTCTTCATTTGGCTTTTCCCAAAGAAGATAGCATCCATTTTCGAAAACATACATAGGCTCCATTGTGTATCTTCTCATGTCATCGAATAATTCACCATCAATTGCAGATTCTCCCACATCATCGAATGTACAATTATGAGAAACTATATTATTTGTATAATATTGATTACCTTCTACATTTAACAAATCATATACATCTAAAAATCCAGAATTTTGTAT